CTGTGATACTAGCGTCCCTGATTTAGGAAAAGAGACGCGTGTTCGGCTCCTAAGAGTATAGTTATTACCATACTCTTGTTCCGAGTAGTTCCAAAGTCGGTCCATCATTAGACCAACTTCTTCCGAGCATCGGGTAATCCCGACATGTATGAACTGCTGGAAATAGTATCCTTCGATACCATCACCAGCGACTACAGGGGTGGCTTCATCAAAATTACCGATGAAACCTCCATCGCCTTTCCCGTAGGGGACGAAGATACGTAAATTCTTCGGCACCGCGGTAAGACACATAAGCCAAGCCTTTTTCAGCCTCAAATCACAATGGAGAAAATTCATCCTCCTATGTGCTAGAAGCCTAATCTGGTTCGCTATGATGTAGAGTTCAAATAAGCTCGAAACCACATTCTTTATGAATATGGGTGTGACATCGGAACCTTCGCAGAAATGGACCCCGCAGCTCTCACGAAATTGTGAACTTGAAGTAAAGCTTTTCTCCAAGTTCACCGTGAAGCCCAGGAATTCACAAAACGAAGAATAGAGGTCATAAGCTTCTACGGGAATTATTACATCATCCCCGTATACGCTAATATCTTCAGTACCCAAATTAAGGTACTTGCAGACACAAAACGCTGCAGCGAAGAAGATAAGGCTTTCCAACTCAAATGTGAATCCGTTCCCCATACTGGAGAACTTTTCCCACTGGAGTAGATTGCCATTGACTAGGCCGAAATGTGATCGACTACTATTCATAAGGGCATACCAATGAGGTGGAAACACCTCCTCGATAAGCTTCTTAGAGATAGAATCACTTGCAGAACTGAAATCAACCGTTGCTAAATGGTTAGTTTTACTAGCCACCTTTGCTAAGGACTGATTCCGTTCTTGAGTGGTTAAGTCAATCCCATGTACCAAGAGCCGCTTGCGAATCATTTTACCGACACCTTTCTGGAACCATATATTTATTCCAGGTTCGATGGCGATAACTCGATCCGTAAAAGCATCCTTGGGCACAGTGACAACCCTATTACCTACCTGAAATGTCGGGAAACCTATTTGTTTTAGGTGTTCTGACCAGATCGGGTAACCTGTCGTGAGACAGGGGGCAACAAGGGAGTACAAGTCTCGCGTAATTCCAGTTTCTAACTGGAACTTATTGGAAGCAGTCGCATCCATCCCTTTTGTAAGGGTGGTAGCTCCTGGACCCCAATTGGCTAGTTCGAAAAGCTCATCAGGCGAGTAACCGACAAGGACACTTTCAATTTTACGCTGCATTGCAGTAAGCAATGTAACGTTCGAACCCGTATATTGTGGGTCGAAAGCTAGTGCCCTGAATCGGCCATTCGTGCGTTTACATCTAAGTTCCATTTCTAGAAACTTAGCAATAGCTACCTCGTCCTTTCTTATACCGGTTTTTAGAAAATCGGATTTCGATAGGATTTTGGTAGCAGTGTAAGCGTCCCTAAGATCAAAACGATCCTTGTAATGCAAAGGATCGAATCCGAGGGACTTTAACTGCTTTGGGTCATCACGAATGATGAGCCAGACAGCTAGAGACCTCGGACAATCAAGGGAACTGAGAACTTCATGAACTACCGAAAGAGTAAATCCTCCGGGCACGCGGTACTTCCTCGATGATTTAATCATCAAGGCCCTATACTTCTTAGAAGACATAGGAGTTCTCCGGTGATTAATGCACCCCGATGTAACTGGGGCTAGATGGACAAACCTAGAAAGGTTTATCCAACGTTACAACCGCTCCATAGATTGGGCTACCCGTTGAATCAGTGGGTGTCCCATCCGAGGCCGTGATTGTATCGAACATGAGAGAGACCACTCGGTTGAAAAACGCAAGTCTTTCAGCCTGTGTACCCCTCTCTGGCATTAACCACTCCCCGTTAAAGGTGTGGTCATACGCTTTCGTCGGTGCAGGTTGAATACCTGTCGACGTTGACGGTGACGTCACCTCAAGGGTAGGAGAAACGTACTTCATTTGAACACGAGTCACGCGAGACGTCTTGGTAGGCGCCTTAGCAGACAGGGTCAAACTTGGATAACCGATCTGGTAACCACTTGATCGGTCTACCCATTTCGCGATTCCGGTCGGAGTAAATCCTTCAGGGTCGAGATTCCCGGGTGATCCCGAGGAAGAAACGTCAACGCCTATCGTCGCACTTGTACTAAGTGCAGTGCGCGCGAGTATGCTTGACAGTTTGATTGCAGCTATAGCTGACATTTGAAGCCTTTCGTATTAGATACAAGGTCGTTGCTCAATCATTTCCGAGAAAATCGGGTTACGAGCAGGGCTGCCGCGTTAGCCGCATGAATAAGGGTAATAGGGTTCTTTAGCCTTGGAAAATTTGGTTTCGGAAAATCCGTAAGGATAGTCCTATCCATCTTAACCAGTTCTTCAGACCCGTTCCCAGTATTCCTTCGACGCGTGGAAAATCCTGGCGCTTCCTGAACAAATTCATCGGAATTGAAAATGACCGAAATGTACGTCTTCGTGAGTTGAGTTTTGTAGCCTGAATCAAAGACCAAACCCTCGAATTTAGATAAATCTTCAAGGGCCTGGCCAATGGGCAGGAACCAATCCACTACAAACGAATACGGTATTAGCTCCCATGCGAGCGACACAGGAGAGGTTAAACCCAGTTGGGACATTTTATTTTTGAAGACATCATCTACCTTATAATACAACCCGAACTTCGTACTACTCGTGACCGTGTAATATTTCCACGCGGTCCTTGGAGCAGGGAAGGTTATCGTGTCGTAACTAAGGCCGATTTTGCCATTCGCAATACTTGTCTTACTGGCATGGACATAACAAACCGTCGGGCTCTTTGACAAGAGCTGAGAGAAAATCGCGAGAGAACCTTTAATGTCACCGATTAGGGGCATCCAGCCATAGCGTAGTTCTAGCCACATTTCTGCGGCCAGGACCGTGCCTGACTTTCCGCCTTGTTTCAGTGCGTTAAATTTTCGCTTTAGACTTCCTTTTACCGGTTTGCGAAGCTGCTTCATAGCCCCTGGTAGATTCCCCCTCCGTAACAGCTGAAAAGCTTTTCCTAATCTGGTTACATTTGATGTAAACAGACGGATAGTCTGATTAGCCGTGAAGAGGTCCTCACCTAGGTTTACGTTAGCAGCATTAATCTTGCCCGCCAATTTAGCGATTGCAGGATTAACCATTGCCGCATCATGCGGCTGTGGATTTGTGTCCATAAGACCAAGCCCTTGGATTGTGTTATTTAAGATACTCCAACCAGGAGTACCATTAGTAACCGAATCAGTTCTGCTCTCATACGTTCCATCGAAAATCCTGTACATAGACATACTGTACGGATTTGGACGAAGCGTGTGATCGCGCGACTTTTTCTTAAATCCCGGGGTGCGTACCGAAGTATAGGTCCGGTGGTAACGGATGACACTTGTATCATAAAACGTGTCTACCCCATTACTATTCCGATTCCTAACTCGATACGTTCCAGAAGTTTCTTCTGGGTTCGCTCTCGTACCTTTTACAGCACTAAAGGGCGACTTAGCCTTGGTGGTCCGAACAGTTTTCCTTCTGAACGGATCACTCGCACGACGCATAGATAATTTTATACGCCGTAACGAGACCTTTGCACCTGCTGGCAACTTAGCATCCAGAATCCACTCCCTAGATTTCTCATTGGGAGTACTATTCGAAGTAGCCTTCCGGCTCTTCTTGTAGTTGACCTGGAGTAAGCCGTCAAACTGTACATAAGTCTCGACAAGCCGACCGTAAGTATCGAATTCCTTAACGGATAGGACAAAGTGCACCCCCTTAGGTTTTTCAGGAAAGGCGAGATACATACCTCCGAGTTCTCTATCAAGTTCGATAAAACTGAACGAGTTAAAGACCCGGCGATATATTATATCACCATGCCTGTAGACCAATAGGGAGAACACAGTGCTCCACCCGCTTTGGTGATTCATAAAATCCTCACGGAAGGCCTCCAGCTCTCTATAAACGAGAAGCTGGGGATCCCTCAAATCAACTGACAGCTGGGATAACAACATTAGGAGCCAGGATTACTTCCTGGGCCTTCTGTAAGTAATTCACTGTCAGAATGACAAGCTGAAGGATCGACACGATAACAACAAACGAGATAAATCCTTTTGCACCTTTCATACTAAGCTCCTTTAACTTGAAGAGAGCCTAGCATGTTAGACATGCAAAAGACTCATTGTGTTGAGTCGTGAGCTGTGCGAATGTTCGGCTGACGAAATTCGGGGAAAATATTCTTAGCTAAATTGAAGAGCATTGTATACTCTTCAAGAGCTTCGATATATTCTCCGTCTACTTCATCGTCCTTACTATCGCCCAGCACGTATGCTCTTTCCATACCATCGAGGAATGCCCGCATGTATATCTCAGCGAGTATAACTTTCCCAGACGGTGAAACGGTTCCTGTGAACAAATCTAATTCGCGGAATAATCTCGCGAGTTTTGGTTTGTGACGCAGGAATTCGTCGAACTGTTTAAGGATAGCTACTTGCTTCTGATAGTCCATGCGAGTCACCTCTATGATTAGGATTGAACATCGTTGCCGCTTTATGCGGCGAAACAGCC